GTTTAATGTTCTCATTATTTATCTCCATCGTTCCGCCCATAATCCAATCTCAGGGCTTCAATGTTAATATAAATGCAAGGGGAGCAGATTTTTAGATTACCCCCCTTACACTGTTAGGTATTACGAAGTAGTTACATCCGTAATTAATCCGCTTGATCCTTGGTTTTTCGCTTCAAGAGTATATTCAACTACTAAGAACCTTTGATCTGCATCCGCAGTCTGTGCAGGTTTTTGTAATTTGAAATCCCTCAAGAACGATACTGCCCAGAAATCCATTTCTAGGAGTAAAACATCTTGTCCTCTTTTAGCAGATGTTGAATTAGCTTTTCTAATCCAACGATTCGGTGTGACTTGCATCGTACCGAAATCTGATTCGTAAACATCAATAGAAGTCATAAGTCTTTTATCTTCTGCTTTGTCGAATCTAGTTGCTCCACCTGTGAAGAAAGATAGTTTTTGTTTATTGAAGCCATTAAGCATAATGACATTAGGGTTTCCCCCAGTGTCCCAAGTAGTCTTCAAAGTTGCTCTCAGTAAAGTTTCTGTGAACGCCCTTTGAGTTCCATCTGTTCTAATAGCTCCTGAACCAGCTCCTGATCCGCCAGTTCCAGCAGATACATTAGAGGTCATCCAAGTGACAACTCCTCCTAATGCTCTTGCAGTCGTAGCGTCTCCTGCCGCAGCCGCAACATTAGATAAAAGAGCATTTTCCATGTCTCTTTTTAATTCTTTTGCCGCTTTTGCAACTTGGTAAGCTAACTCAGTATTTCTACCAGCCGTATTAACTGCATCGTCTGATGCAGATACTTGACAGGCTTTAGTAGAGATTTGAGTGTAGTTTCCAACCTTAGTTGTAGTAGAAAGTGAAGGATATGAAATCGTAGCTCCTTCAACTTTAGCGTTGGCAGCAACAGCAGATAAAGTATCCGTCTGCCATTGATGATGTGTTTGTGTTGCTTTGTTTTTACCAACACCTGACATGAAAGGAGTGTCTGTAGGAGATATATTATAAATTATATCTGCTAAGTCCTCCCTGATGCCAGTCGTAGCATATGTCTGTAATACAGCCATTGTTTGTCTCCGTTGTTAAGTTACATAAATTTCGCTAAAAGATTGGTAGCATCTCTAGGATTGCCACTTTTCCTTAAACGATTTAATTGATCCAACCTTGACTGACTGATTTTTTCATCCTTCGTTTCTTTAATACCTGACTTGACCACTTTTGTAGGTTTAACAATTTTTTTAGCCAAATTTGGTTTCGGCCTATTCATATTGTTACGATGGCTCATGCCATCTACAACCACATCAAACATTCGGCTATCATAAATTCCAGAAATTTCTTGATCGTTAAAACCTCTTTCAACCATGTAGTTTCGTAAGTTCGTTTTTAAGGTTGCTCCTTTTACAGGATCGGCAAAATCAGGATATTTTAAATTTACCTTCTTTTGTTCTTCCCTTAAAATATTCTGTAGCTGGTCATTTTGATGAGTGCGTAGCTTTCTTTGAGCTGTAACGATGTTTTCTTTTCTTCGTTTTATTTTTCTCTCAATTTTCGCAGCTTCAGTTGGGTCTTCGTCAAATAGTTTATCTAACTCTTTTGAGTTTATTTCACTATTAACTTCAGCATTTAAAGTCGCTGTTAGATTATTCAAATCTTCAATCTTAGTTGAATAGTCTTTGTTGAGACGATCTTTGTCAGAAGTTAATTGTCTTCTTTCGATAGCCAATTCTTCTGTCTTGCGTCTATAGTCGGCATCTTTTTGATAACCTGCTTTTAGTTCATCAAGGTTAACGTCAATCTTTTCACCATTCACTGTAACTTGGTGTAGATCGGTTACTTGAGTTTCTTCAGCGTTTTCCGCTTCGGATGCTTGTACTTGATCTTCAACTTCCTGAGTTTTTTCCTCAGATTGAGTTTCAGATTGTGGTTGATCTTCAGATTTTTTGTCGGAAGTTTCCTTTTCAGGTTTAACTTCTTTTTTCTTTGTATCAACCTTGTCTGCTTCTGCCTTTTGAGGTTCGTTAGTTATCGGTTTGTTAATAATCTTTTGATTTAACAATCCCTCAACTGCACTAGCAGCACCTTGCATTGTCTTAGTAGACAATAGTGGATTTGCATCAGACATAAATGTCCTCCTGTGATTAAGCTCCCTGATTTGGGTTGGCTTATTCTAACCTTGATGATTAGAATTACTTTTCTTTAGAATCATGGAAATCTGCTAATTGTTTTTCTGCTAGTTTTCCAGTATCAAGAATTTCTTTAAAGTGTTGCTCTACTTTTCCTAGAACCTGATAAGCTAACCATAATTTTTCTCTGGCATTGCTGTCATGTACTGNGGTTCTATCCAATAAAGCCTCTGAATAAACTTTTTTAAGAGTTTTAAACGACTCTTGAAAGAGTTTATTCTGTAATATCTGTTTGGCTTGGGATGCTCAATTCTCTGGTTCGTTTGTCCTGATCCCTGCTGTCCATTTATATTTTCAAAACGCTTGGTGAACATAGTAGCACTTTTTTCTGCTTGTTCAAGGTTTTTTGATCCTTTAGCAATAATCACCCTGTCTAGTTCAGCTTCCGCTTTCAATTTCGTTGTATCTAATTGTGTATTATATTTCAAGGCTATATCTTTAATTTTAGCTTCAAAGTCCAAGAGACTGTCTTGCGTTTTTTGTTCTAATTCTTTGTACCTTAATTCTATATCTGCAACTTTTCTCTTGTTCTCCGCATCAATTCTAGCCATTTCTATTTTTTCAATAGGACTAATTTCTGGAGGAGGAGGCGGAGTCATTAATTGTTTACCCTTAACAGGATCAATAAAGTAACTTTCGACTGTTTGTAGTCCTGCATTTTCAATAACTTTAGATAAAGTGTTATAAATATTCTTCATCGTTACCATAGGGTAGTCCCTTCGGCCTTGCAGTTCAAAAGCCTGAATCTGTTTTTGTAAAATATTATTCAACATCATTACCTGCTGTTCTTTTGTGCCTGTTCCTAAACCTACGGTAATAGTTACATTAAAACGATCTTTCCATTCAGTCGGCAAAACAGGAATATACTCTCCGTTCAACTGAATAATTTTTTCTTTGTCCTGATATTTAACTGAAAGAGCAAACATCTTTCTAAATAACTCTTTCACACCAGTTTCTGCAAAAATTCTAGCCACCAATTCAGAACGCATTTGCGTTTGATTTAAAATGGCACTAATTCCAGTCGCTGTTTTATTTAAACTTTCAGAATCCAAGCCTTGATTATATTTAGTAACTCCAGTTCTAACTTCTCTGACTTGATCTAAGTATTCTAATAAAGGAAAAGCCTGTTGAGAAATAGGTTGAGCCTGTAAAGGTTGCATCACTTGGTTAGGCGGTTGTTTCGTTCTCACCACACCACCAGGTCTAGTCGTTAAGAGATCATCCATGTTCACCATACCATCCATGATTGCAACTCTGTTGTTATTCGTTAGATACATATTATCCAACAGTTGTCTCATCACTGTAGATTTCATTAATTGGATGTCTTCTACTAATTCAGCAATAGAACGCCATAAAATCTATGCGGCATTGGGATCGGTGTAACGGATACAAAAGGAATTTGATCGCATGGCATATTTTCTAAAATAGTATAAGCACTAGATCCCACCGAAACTACTTTTCTTAATTCGGCAATGCCATCGCCATCATAATCATAACGAATATAATTTTCATAAATTTGAATTTTTTGTGTGGAAGGATCGTTGGAGGTATCGTAAGGATAATCTTCGATGTTTCTAAATCTTGCTAATTTTTCAGTATTGAGAATGGTTGCATCTGCCGTTGGTAGATTATAAACTTCCTCTTTATCATAACCCATTTCAACTAATTGAGTTCTAGTCAGTTGAACTCTATGACCTACATATTCAGCGTCTTCTAATTTAACCGCAGACTTATCAATCAAAAATTCTTCAGGAGGAATAGACTCTACTTTGATCTTTCCTTTTGAGGAAGTTCTTTTAATTTTACAATCATGGAGTTGAGGAATAGGAATATCTATTTCTAATGCTTCAACCGACATCGTTTGTCCAGCCGCTTGAGCTTTCATAATTTCAATTTGTTCAGCAGCTTTCTCATCATCCCTTACTTCTTCTTCAAGAATTTCAATTTCAGGATTGTCAGTTAAAACTTTATATTCTTCATCGGTTAAGTTTTTATAAGTTTCATGTTCGACTTCTGCCGTTTCATCATAAAAGATTTTTAGGATTCCATTTTTTTCTATAAGAGCGTCTTTAAAAAAATTATACAAAAGGGTAAAGCCATCGTTTTCTTTATAAAAAATATGATTGAGATAAGCCGTTGCTTGATCGGCCAAAGGTTCATCTTCAGCTCTCACTGGTTCACATCGCACCACCTTATCGGATGATGTAAAAATTCTTAATAAATTGGGTAATAAACTTTCAACGGTATCAGCGACATCAGTGCTAACGACTTGGCTTCTTCCAGCCATTTCATTACCTAAAGGATCGCCTTGATAATATTCTAATGATTTTTCTCTTTGATCGGATAACAATCCTCCAAGATAACCAATAGCATTATTGATTTGTCCTTGAAGAATACTGCGTAAGGTTGGGTCTTCTAATTTTAGAATTTTTTTTGCCATGATTAAATAACGTAACTTATATCTACATTAATTTTCTTTTTCCAGTCGCTAACTTTTCC